GCGGACCCATGCGCTTACGCAGGTCATACAGAGTTTCACCGGGAGCAAGCTTTTTAGTTGGATCAATCAAGTAGGGCTTTGCAGGCTCGGACTTAGTAAGCTCTCTAACGCCACCCTTATCAGCATTAGGATCAATGTTAATGTGTACAGACTCAGCTACACCATCAGGAAGAACAGAAGGGTCTACTGATAGAGGAAACTTATTGTTACCAAGAAGAACATCAACGATTTGACCATACGCAGCCAGCGTCTTCGTCTTTGTGACTTTAACAAAAACCCTAGACTTTTCCGCATCAGTGAACTTAACATCTGGCCCGTATAAACCTCTATAATTTCTATAGGCTCTTAACCAGCGTTCTTCATCTGCAAGTCTAGCATCTTCTGCTCTACTAAAGCGATCCTCTACAAAGGAGACAAGATCACTCTTAGAGTCGAAGATGCTATCCTCGCTGTTTTCAGCAGCTACTACTGCGTCTGTCTCAAACATTTCTTCATTGTTTGCCATATTTAGTACCCGAATGTTGTGTCACTAGCTTGAAAACCAGTGCGTTGAGTAGCAGGATTATAGTCCCATAGGCTGCTGCGAGGACGAGTCATAATGCCATATCTTAGGGCGTCATACAGGTGATCTTCTGCATTTGTATCTACATCCTCAGGGTTTCTTTTATCTAGAGGAATAGTAGGTATCTGTGCAAGGGTATGTGTACAGTGATCCATAAATACGAGCCGTGGCTTTTCAGTAAACTCGTCTACCTGTAACCTACGGTGTATTTCGTTTTTACCTGCGACACGAGAGCCACGTGATCTGTCAGACGGACGCCAGCGGCACCCTTTCATATTCATCTGCTCAGCCAAGCTTGGCCCCGTGTCGCCCCGGTTGTGCCATAGAGAGGAGTCAAGCACACCGTACCTTATTGTACCATCTTCGTGTTCTGCTTGCAATATAAGATCAGCCAAGTCAGAAGCTGTAACTTTAGAGACATACATCTCACGATAAACGATAAGCTGTTCATCTGGTGCTACAGCAAACCACAAGACGCCCGTGTAAGAACCATAGCCGTAGTCACAAGCTCTGAACTTAGTCCACGACTTAGGTATGTCGAAACGTTCAATAACGTGCTGCTTCCTATCAAACTCAGGGAATGCTGCACCTTCGTTGATATCCCAGTTGCCCTCAAGGAGTTGCTTCCTCTGATGCTCTGGCAGTGACAGAAGCATTGCTTCGTAGTCGCCTGTGTCAGCTAGATACGGGTTATCAAAGAGACTAGCTGGGATAAATCTCCGCTTGAAAAGAGGCTGACCCTCTCTACTGTGTCCCTTAGGGAACGTAATCGTATCGCCTGTTTCGATGTTAGTAGCCCAGAAAGCTTTACCTGCAGGTGCGGGGTCAATGAACATTTTCTTAACCCAAGCATGTCCTGCTCCTCCGGGGTTCGTGGTTGCTCTCATGTAAAGCCCTAAGCTTTGAGACTGTGCGCTACGCAAACGTGAACGCATATAATCCCAAGCATAAGGGGTAGGCCACTGAGTAAGTTCGTCAAAGCCAATCCAGTTAAACGCCTGACCTTGGTATCGTGTAACGTCCATGTCTTTGTCTAGGTAAGACATCCAGAGCCTGCCGCCCTTAGGGCTAATCCACTGGCTCTTACGTTCAGACCACTTGATACCCGGTACAGCTTTAGGGTATAGCTCCTGAGACTTTTGAATAAGCTCCCTTAGTTCCTCTGTAGTGTGTCGTACAAGCAGACCACTAAAGTTAGGATCATTCAAACCGTGAAGGGGGTCAGCCAACATAGCGTAAGACTTACCACCACCTGCAGCACCACCGTAAAGCACCTCTCGTTCAGATGAACTTAAGAAGTGCGTCTGAGGGCCGGGGTTTGGCTTGAACACAATGTCCTGTGCAGCCTCGACATCAAACTCAGGAGCAGCAACTTGTGCAGGAACAGTCTGAGGGGTGGCGACTGTTTCACTCTTGCTCTCTGACTGAGTACGCCCCGACCCTGCCCTTTTCGAGCTTCTCGATTTGGTCGAGCGTTTCTTGGAGCCTTGCGGCAAGCTTGCGCTTAATTGCAGATGCTCTTTTACGTCTTCGCTCAACTTCAATCCTCTTTCTCAGTCCATCAGGAGTTATGCTCCTGCCTGTTTCTTTAGTAAGCCACGCAGCCACAGCTTTGTAACTATACTGTTTAAGATGCCTCTTTGCAAGTTCTAATGCTTCAAGCTCTTTTACTACAGGTTCAAACAGATGAAAGTTGTCGGGGTGTTCTCTGTAACCAAAAGGGATTTTCTGTGTAGACCTAGCTATTACGTGCCACTCTCTTTCTTTACCTTTGAGTGGCTTTGGTAGCTGCCAGAAATCTAAATCCCTGTCAAAGTCATAATTACTCATTCATACCTTCTTTGGGTGGTAAGTAGAAGATTCCGCCACTGGAGGATGTGACATCAACCTTATCTACTTTACCAAGCCCAGCACGATCAAGCAAGTCTTTTGCTGCTACCATCTTCTCTTTAATGCCTAACTCCGTAGGATCATACAGAGCATTAGCCATAGAGACTGCTGCTTTCGGTGCAATTCTTGCGAAGTATGTACGTGTTTTATCCGCAATCTCTTCTTTAAGAGCTTCGACGATAACAGTAGTAGCTGTCGTATCACTGTAACCTGCCAGCCTCTTAGCAGTCACAACGTCACCGTTAGCTTCGTCAAACAATACGTCGAGAAACTTCTGCTGATTTTCTGTTAGGTTACGTGCCATGTTGTATCTTCCTTGTTAATCCTTTAGGGCTTCGTAGATTTGCCCACGGGAAATACCAATGTCTTTCAGTTCTCTATCTGAGAGATTGTGTAGCTGCCAATAGGCAACCTTACGTGCTTGTGCTCTTTCAATAGCTTTGTAAAGTTTAGTGAACATGATGTACTCCTATGGTTTGATGTTCATAGGAGTAGTTATATCACGTATAGTTATAACACAGTATTATAATTATTGCAACCCCGTTATGCAGATTAGCCAACAGGAATAAACGTTTCCACTGCAGTAACTATCACATCAACATGATCTGCAGAAGATGTTGTTGCTCTAATCTCATCACCCGGCTCTAAGATTAAGTCAATCTCTTGGAAACTTAAGTATTCTCCAGATGAAAAGTTTTTACCTGTAAGAAAGTTAAACTCGTATGCATCCGCTGCAACGTACCACTTGATAGTGATAGTGTTATTACCACCAGCATTTACAATATGAATAAATCTTACTTCAGCCCTACAGTTAGAAGGGCATGTATATATAGTTACAGGGCTTGTGGTTTTTATGTCACCGTAGAAGCTCTGTCTTCTAGATGGGCGACCTTGTAAGTTTACAACCATTACTTTTTAACTTTCTTAGATTTAGCTTTCTTAGCTTTCATCTTTTGCTCAGTAGCATAGTAAATGTCTTCACCACGCTTCTTGCCATACTGCTCTTTCATGGCTTTCATCATCTTACGATTTACTGGCATAGCATCTCACCACTTCACTTTGTCAGCCCAGTAGGCTGCACTCATTTTACCCTTGGCAATATTCTTTGCGTGTCTAGCTTTAAAGGAAGCTCTACGGTTAGCATAAGCTTCACTCTCTCCTTGTTTCTTAGGAGAGCCACTCACACCCTGCTGACCAAAGCGGATAGTCTTAACCTTATCCCCTTCCTTAGCTACAACAACGTGTGACTTAGTAGGGTGGCTAGGTGTACGCTTAGGCTTATTAAAGCCAGCTACGCCTGCACGTTCTAGTCTAGGGTCTTTAGCCATTCTTGTTTCCCTTCTTAGTATAAGCCTGACCGCCATAGAAAGCAGCAACTATAGCAGCAACAGAAACAAAGTAGACACTTGCCATGCTGCCTAAGATAGAAGCTGCCTCAGATACACCAATAGCAACAGCCAAGACAACAGCGAAAGGATATAGTAGCATACCAGCAAGAGCAAACCAAGCCATATTACGCTGAGCATCTTCTTTCTTATCTTCGTTCTCAAAGCGTACTTTACGTTCATACAAGGCAATCTCTGCATCCGTTACAGTGCCGTCACCGTCAGAATCTGCTGCAGCCCATATGCTGTTCTCTTGTAGCGATTTACTCATGCTTTCTTACTTCAATGGATTATCTTTAAGGTAGTCATAGGCTTCCCAGATATCGTCAATCTCCTGAGAGATGACATCTAGTTTATCGCCTAAGCCATCCGTGATAGTTGTAGCTCTATCTACTTGGCTACGCATGTTAAGCAAGGTCTGCTGCTGCTCTAGAATAGTTTGCATATTAGTTTGCAAGGACGCTAACTTCTGGTTTAAGCCACGTACATCGTTATCTTGAATGGCTTGCTCTAGAGTTTGAATACGTGAGGACAGAGCTACACTTGTAGTTTCAAACGTACCAGCTAGGCTTACTACAGTTTCAATGCCAGCTTCTACAGCATAGAAGCGTTGTAGAGTATCGTAGCTCCACCATACACCACCAGCTACAGAAGATAGGACTGGAATGCCTACAGCAAGCATCCAGCCCTTTATGTTGTAACCACCTATGCTAAACTCAAAGTCCATCTATGTTCCTTACGGGGTAGGCTGACTGGTAGGCAGAGCGCCATACATATAGATGTACGCACCTGCATCGTAGATATCGCTTACGCTTTTCATATCAGTTGTCAAGTAACCCTGCCAACCAGAAGTAAAGCCATCGTTAGCCCAAGTGATTACAAACTCGTCAATGCTTTGTGTGTATGTGATAGCAGTGTAGTTACCGATAACGAAGCCGCCCGCTGCAGCATATTGGTCTATACTTGCTGTCAATGCACCGTCATTAGCTGCAGCCATAAATGCACCAGCTTGCTGAGCGTAGTTCTCTACTGCTGCTAGGGCATCATTATAAGCGTCTACTTCTTCAGCTTGAATGCTGTACTCTTCAGTTTGCAGCATATCTTGTAAGGCTGTCTGCTCAGGGCTAGTGTCAGCTACAGCAGCAGCTTCCATTACAGAGGTAGCCATGATGATGTCAGCCGTAGCTGAAGTTAACACATCAATAGCTAAGTCTAAGTTGTGCATGGCACCGCTAAACTCTTGCATGAACATCTGCTCTGCAGTCTGAGCTACTGCGTAGTCATGATCTAGTACAGCTTGTTTAGCGATAAAGTAGTTGGTTAACTCTTGTTGTGTAATAATGGCATCATTGAAAGCATCATCTACAATGACACCACCGATATCAGCATAACCTACTGCACCTACAGTCAGGATAGACCCATTATCAATTCTGTCTTGGATAGCACTCAGAGAAGCTATAAGAGAGTTAATCTTATCTTGACCCGTCTGTGCGCTTGCTTGACCTGAACATATCACTAATGCTAGGGCCGTTGTCGCTTGAAGCATTTGCCTCTTCATCTGTAGTATCCTCCTCACGGACTTTCTCTTCTAAGAACATATCCCAGAATATTTTATCTAGAGAGTAGCCTACCACGTAAACTGCAGGGTTCTCTCTGTATTTCCTTACAGCATCTTTACCCATAAGGAGCCTGCCTGTTGTAGTTTCACTTATAGGGCAGGGAGTATTAGCTAACATCATACTACGGAACACTACAGGGTCTTGGCACATAATAGATATGGCTGATACCTGTAACCCTAAGCCACCTATCGTTTGAGGTGTACCTAAGAGTCTAGCGTTCTTACGTCTATTACAGTCATCGTCTTGTATGGCACTACCACTAGAGAAGCCAAACATCGTAACTTGAATGCCAGTAGAACTAGGCATAAGGCAGGAGTCGTTACCACCTGCACCCATTACAGTAGGTGCTATAGCTGACATAACAGGGGCAGCACTGCCAGCACCAGTAGCATTATAGTTATTCGTAGTGTTGCCACTGTCTACGTTAGAGTTCTCGTAGTTGTTACTTAGGTCACCTGTAACATCACCAGCTAGTACAGTCTGTACTGAGTAAGTCATACATATCAGGGTCACTACACATAAGCTGAGTAGCTGCCTCAGTCTGACCAAGCTCCATAAGTGTCTTTGCATTCTGGTTTCTCTGACATACAGTGTCACCTGCTGGACACGCATTGGTGTAAACTACCTCTGTCCTAACACAGCTAGTCAATACCATCACGCTTACGGTCAGGGTCAAGAACTTCATCACGGCTTAAGTGCCCCTCTAAGTACATGGCTCTCTCTACATGGTCTAGAGTATACTTAACTCCAGTGTCACGGAAGATAGCTTCACGCACATAGAATACGTCTGACTTAGGAATGTGTATACGCTTAAGTTTACTACTGTCATTGCTAACTAAAGAGGAGTAAAACTCTTCAATGACAGCTTCATCTGCATATAGTTGTACAGACTCACGCTTCATTGTCAATACCTTATTTTAGTAAAAAGGTACGTGTCACACATTGTAGGGGGATTACAGTGGTAGTTTTACGTGTGTGTGAGGAGAGTTTCCCCTATAGTTTAACTATTCTGTGACACGTACCAGTAGCTACAGTGTAACATGTTACAAGAATACGTGTCAATAGGGATAGTTTAACTATAAGAGTTTAACTTTATCCTAAAGTTTACTACAGTATAGTTATAACTGTTAGAGTTTAACTCTATCTTAAGGTTTTAAACTCTTTTATTACGTAGTAACTATAGAAAGTTTAACTTAAGCCCCCTTACCCCCAAAGTTATACGGATTGTACGACCCCTGTCAAGCCCTAAAAAAGTACTACTACCCACATTTTTTCTGTATGTGTTGCAAAAGAGTCACACTAAGTGGTCCATAAGGGGGTACTACTGTGCATTTTTGCAGAGATAAGGGTTGCTACCTATGCATTTCTGCACAGAAGTATATCAGTATTAGGAATACATGTGTGTTTTGGCATGTATATAGGCTGTAAGAGGGGTACTAAAAAAGCCCTTCCGTGTGTTTATACATATATACGTAACGGCATATCCCCCGGTGGCCCTCGCCCCACCCCCGTGTTCTGCTTTTGTTCTGCTGTTTTTCTGTGCTTTCTATGCAATGCCAGCCTGCAGAGACGCTAAGCCATTGATTTTCTTACACATTGTAACTGATTGTTCTTCTGTAAGTCTAGAAAAAGGCTGTTTAATCAAGGGGTTATGCGCCTATGTGCAAAAATGCATAACGGGATGCACAACCCCTGCAAAAACGCACATCCACTCAACTACAAGCAGAACAAACAGCAACCACAAGG